CTTTTGATCTCACATAGTCTACATTAATAATATCTTTGCTTGATAAACCCGAACTGTCAATAGCATAGTGTCTAGTACTATCAAAGTTAGTAATAGTTAATGTACCTGTTTGTGCAGAAGCATCTGCGTTAGAAACATAAATGTGACCGCCACCAGCATTTGATTCTATATTGGATTCATACAATGCAGTATTATGCTTATACACAATGTTACCACTAGAATTTAATATTGGAAATCCAAATGTTGTACTATCAAAGTCTATGTCTAATTTGCTCGGCAGTGAGTGTACAACACCTGTGTTGTTTGCAATAGTAACATTAATGTTACTTGTTAAATCTGATGTATCGAAGTTAGAGCCTAAAGGTATAGTTAAGTTGTGTACAAATGTATTACCGCTTGAATCACCATTTTTAAATAAACCGAAGTTTGAGTTCAATGTAAACTCAACTTGACTGTAATTTACACTTCTAGATTTTAGTGGAATATCATTAAAGTTAACACCGTCTTTCGTTGAATACCATTTATCGCCAATATAGTCTGGTGTAGGCAATGTAGTATCCCTCCACTCAAAACCTTCTTGTGTTTGACCTTGAGTGTTAAGAGTAGTTAGTTCCAACGTGTCGTATTTTGCTCTGCCTGTAAAACTGTCTACTATTCTATTTTGATTTATGTTATAGAATCTACAATCTTCGTAACTTTCAAATATGTATTTTGTGCCTCTTAACTCTACATTGTATCTAAATGACAACGTGTCAATAGGTTCATATGTAAACTTCATAATCCAACTTCTATCTCTGTTGTTTCCTGAAGTGTCTTCTGCGTTACCAATATCAAATGTTCTGTTCAAATCAATGTCGTTGTTATTGATAATATAAAACGTATCACTAGTAGCATTGTATCCAATGCCAAATGATTGTTTTTTGCCAATCGCTGTTGCAATTCTTGTTGCTTCAACTTCGTAAAACTTACTTCTTAATGTGGTGATAATTTCCTTTCCAGTCCAACCGTCTCTTACATTTTCGCTTAATGCGAATGGACCGTTTGCTGTAGTACTAGAGCTAACACGTCTGCCGTTATCTCTAACAGAAACAATTTTAACCCATTTGTATTTCGTAATATCGTCAGGGTCTACAAATTTTATCATGTGCCCTGGTTGTATAAGCGACAAAGCTACTTTGGAAATATTTACATCACTTATTGTGCCAGTGGTTGTAAATGTTTCTGTCATATACCCTGTGTCGTTTTCAGTTGTCTTAGGCAAAGTCTTCCATACTATACCATACTGATCTAACTTAAATTTATTTGGTTGTGTTTCGATCCACTTATTTCTATAATCACTGTAAATAAAATCTCTTAATTCTAAATTCTTCAAATAAGTTGTGAACACTTTTTCAATTTGTTCGTTTGCTGTATTGTTGCCATCGATAACAAATGAATAGCTCTGTGGAGAATCTTCTTTGTATAATGCTCCGTCTTCAGCAATAGTCGTAGTTGTCTGGAATGTACTAGTAGGATCCGTAATATCGATATACCTACTATGTCCAGCATGTGTTTTATTTGTTACTTTTAGTTTTCTAATGTTACTACTTTTTGCTAAAGGCAACACTTGATAATCTTGTGCAGACACCATTCTGTCTTGGGCATAGTATGCCTGTGGTGCTCTTTCTTTTATGCCTGCTAATGTCTCTGAAGGTAATGCATTATTAATACTAGTTTGTAGTCTAGCAGTAATAGTTAATACATATTTTTCACCAGCTGGTGTTTCATAAGTAATGTCAGTTGAAACATTACCGATATCATCTGGCTGTATACTGTACCTTTCGTCAGCACTTGCTCTATAAAATGCTCTATAGTTTCCTACTGGAACATTTGCAAAGTTACCATCAGCAAACTGTAATTTAATACCGCCTGTGCCTAAGTTTTGAACAGCATATAAGTTAGGTGAGTTTTTTGCTAAAGTATTGTACTGAAGTGTCTGTCCAACTGTGTTAGGGATCCTTTTCCACTTGGACAAAACACCACCGATTGTACTTACTTGTTGAAAAAATACATCATTTTCATTAATACCTTCGACCGCAATTGTTTGCGATCTGTTTTCTTCTGGGGTTTCAAAATCGTAACTCTCTGTTTGCAATACTCCTTGTTTGAACATCAAGAAGAATCCGTTATTTGCACTAGAAAGACCCATCCCGTCATTTCGATGGATTATACCAAAGTTGTCTGAAGGATCAGGATGCTTTTCGAAGAAAAAGTTATTATCTTCGAAATCTGCATTTACAATTTCAAAATCCCTACTTACACCGTTTATACTCTTTTTAAACTTGTAAACAAATGGCGCATTTATTTGAGTGTTAATTTCATATAAGTCGGTAATAATATCGTTAATAGAACCAGTTTTAACTGGCTTACTGAATCTGTTGACATTGCCAAAGGCGTTGTTCATTATTGTAATGAACTGCTCGTAACTGTCCGGATTGTTAGCATCATTCCAAGTAACAGCTCTGTTACCTATTTGTGTGCCGGCGCTATCCGTTAATGGCTGTGTGGTGCTAATACTTACAACTTTTAGTAATCCACTTGCGGCAATATTTCTTTTAGGATTATATCCTAACTGTCTTGCAAGTTTGTAAACAGAATCTTTTCTCTCTGCTGTTTCTAAAAAGTTCTCTCTTGTGTTAACATCCATTCTAAATGCGATACTTTGAGCCAAGTATGCAAGTAATTCTATAATAGCAATAAACTCTGAACTTTCAATATAATCGTTGAAGTTTTCAGGGAAATTAGTTCTGATATATTCTACCATTGCTGTACGAATAGTTTCAAAATCGTATGCTTGGAAATTTACATTACTATATGCCTTGTAGGCTATATCCCAATCTTCCGCCGCAAATAAGTTGTTTTGTCTGTTGCTAGTTGCCATGTTTAAATCTCTCTGCTATCCTGTGTGTATTCCACAAGCAGGGTTTCTTCATCTAGAAAAGGCTTAAGAGTTAATTGGACTTGCACTCTAATCGTATGGTCAAGAACTGTAGTAAAAATTTCTTGAATATTGATCCTAGGATCTTTTGTGCATATTCTTATAACTTCGTCTTTAACTTCTTGCTCTACATACGAATCCAGTGGATTCATAATAATATCATAAATAGTAGTACCAAACTTAGGACGCATTACTCTTTCTCCTCGTCTGGTATACAATTCGTTTAAAAGGTCAATCTTCACTGCTTCACCATTAGTAACGGTGTAAGGAGGTCTAATTTTTCCTATTGTACTAAAGCCTTTATATATGTTTGCCATATCAATATTTATCACACTTAGTTAAAACTAGTTTTAATACAGCCTAAAAAGGCACCAAAAAAACGGTTGACTTTAGGTGTAATAGAATACATAATACTGAAGCATAAAACTTTTTATGTAATCTTTTCACTACGAAATATAGGACAGTTAATGAAAAACGTTTTAGACAAATTTAACAGCATTGTCGAGCTTGCCGATAAGGCAAATAAGGTCATTGCAAGTAATGGCTACAAGTGGACTACTGGTTACGGACCAAGGTTCAGAAAGATGATGCATTTTAATAACAGGCGAGTACACTCAGTAGGTATATACGATTACCATGAGAAGAAGTATGTACTTTTTGAGATGGTAAACATGGTTGGTCAGTCGAAGCACTCGATTCCAAAAGAGTTGCGTCAAATGGAGAGACTGATATTAGATGCCAAAATTGCCTAATGTAATATTTGTACACGGATCAGGTCAAAGCGGACTAAGTGTAAATTATCTTCAAGTATTTCTACCTGAGTGCAATCTATTAACACTAGAGTATGCAGTCCAGGAAAATCCTGATGATATACTAGAACGCTTTAATAAAGAAATTAACGATACATTCGGTGACGAACATTACCATATCATAGCACATAGTTATGGTTGCTTGTTGTCCACGCTGTTAGCAGATAAAACAAAACGAGTTTTGTCCATGGTGACTATGAGTTCCCCATGGGGAGGAAGTCATACGGCACGTTGGATCTCAATGGTGTTTAGGCAAAGTAAGTTGTTTGCTAATGTCAAACCCAATAGTGCCTTTTTACAAGACATTCAGAAAATACAGTTAAGCATTCCTGTTGCTAATATTATAACAACTGGATCAAACGGATCTGCAAATGATCTTGCTGGTTTAGGTAGTCAGCATAACGATGGACTACTCACTGTTGAGACGCAGAAAAAACTTCCTGCTAAGTTTATTTACGCAGAATCCATTGAGCTTCCTTTGAGCCACAATGAAGTGCTTTTGTCATTCGACACTATAAATATAATTAAGCAACACATATTTGGAGACACTGATGGCACAGAATACTTCACTGAATAATACACTTGAAGAAGAACTAAGAATTATGCTCGTTGAAAAAAATGAAGAGTGTAACGCACTTAAAGAAAATATCAAACTGCTCAAACAAAATATCGCAGATGAGCAAGAACAAAAATACAGAGCATACGTTAAAATAGCAGATTTACAAAAACTTCGAGCTTAAAAACCTTTAGACGCTTTGTGCAAATAATATAGTCTCGACATCATATTCCACAATCCCATTCCCATTGCATCTTCTTTAGTTATATCTAATATCTCTGGGAGCATCGAATCATCTGCTTGCCACAAAAATGATATTACATCGCCAAATGGTGTATACAAGGATCTTGAACCTGCTTCATCGGTCAGTTTCATCTGTCTACCAATTTGGTCATATTGACCTGATTGTATGGCTCTTAGAGCCGGAGTTTGATCAAATCTACCTTTGCCTAATCTTTGTGCTAACAATGTAAGGGACATACCTTGCTGTACTGTCATCGGTCTGTTAGCACGATTTATGGCGTATTTAGACACTTGTCTGAAATCATTCTTTAACAATTGCTTACTTGCACCTTTACTCATACCAGCCGCTATTTGGTTTATGAATATTGGTTCTTTGTATATGCCACCTTCTGGAACAATAGCGTATGCGGCATCGCCTGTTTTGAAATTATTGCTTATGTCACTTGCTTTAAATATTCCTTGTGCTGTTAAGTCTTGTCCTGGTCCAGCATTTTTGATAACTGAAGATATTTCAGAAGCAGACATTTTCCTCTTGCCTGTATCAATTATTGTTGTTTGTGATGTTGGGTCAAAGTTTTTACCGTCACCAAACATAATTGCACCTGCTTCTTTTTCTTTTTCTTCTATAACATGTTTATACCCTATTGCTGTTTTGCCACTGGTATCATATCTGAATCCGTCCTCATCAATCAAATCTGTTTCTGTCAACGAAGGATCAGTAGCACCAACAACAGTATTTACACACCCGTCGAGTGCACCAGATTCTTCTAGTTGTGCCGCTAGTGACTCGCCTGATAGTGTGCTACATTTCAGTAGAGGTTCTTCTTTATAATCTGGAACTGATTCTCGTATCTGTCCAGAATCAATAGGAGTGAATTCATTGGGTTTTCCTGGTACGGGTACATAATTAGAATCTTGTTTTGCCGCCATATAAGGCTGTAACGCCGGGCCACTAACACCGTCATAACCTTTACCTTGTAGTACAGTGCCGTCTGGTTTAACAATAGTGTCTGGTCCTATGTAACCATGATCACTTGCACCCGGTGGGTATGCTTTATTCGCCCTGTCTTCTGTAGCCTTCTGATCCATACCACCTATATCATCGGCTGTTGGTAGTGTTATGTCTTTAGCCTTGTGACCAAACCACGGTTCTCTAGTTGTAATCATTGTTGTTGTTGAAGCAACTTTTATTTTTTTGCCTCTAGCGTCACTAAAATTGCCTGTTGTTGATGGTGGAATAGATGCTGGTATGGCTGGGTCTACTTGTCTTATTCCACCAGTTGGCAGAGGGTTTCTGCCGTCAACATTTGTTGGGTCATAATCTACAACAGGAATACTCATAGGCTCATCGTGAAATATATTTACAACTAATGGTGTTACTGGAGTTAGTGGTTCTGCTGTTCCATTTGCGCCACCGTCATTGAGGTGTACTGTTGAACCTTTAACAAAACTTTGACCTCCAGATACAACATGACCACTGCCGCCTGATGTTATAAATGTGTCTCCGCCTGATTTTATCACTGTAGCCATTGGTGTTGAACTTTCTACACCCAAATCTCCGTACAACAGTGTTTTACCTTTAGAGTTTGCAGATATAACACTTCCGCCTTTTTTGGTTTCCATTTTAATTGCTGTATTTGTTAATTGGTTAATGCTGTTACCTGATTGTATGTAAACATCACCACCAATTGGGCCGTCTAATTTAGGATCCACTTCTTCACCTTGATCTTCCATCAATCCTGCATTTATGTTTACTCTAACTCCTGCATCTAAATTTAGTATTTGGTCAGCTCTGATATTAATATTATTTGTGGACCTCATGTTTATGTCTTCGTCACTGAATATCTGAATACTGCCGGATGAAGATAATTCTACCCATGCTGTGCCTGGACTATTAATAACATATACTAATTCGTTTGTGTCGTCGATTAATACTTGTCCGCCGCCTGCCGTTCTCATTCGAATGTGGCGTTGTTTCAAATTATCGTCCATAACAAAACTATGACCGCCTAATCTATTTGTACCGTCTCGTTTTCCAGTTTCTAGATTTATGCTTTCCGGTCCTGGTGTTAATATACCATATACTTGTGAAGGGCTTTCACGTCTTGCACCGCTCGTTGTTGTTCCTCTTACAGGGTCATTTATTAAACCTTGATTTATTATGGGAATAGCAATAAACGGATTAAATGGACGTTGGACTCCTTTTCCGTGACTTTTGTTTGGATCGAATCTATTCTTCTCTGCTACCGGTACCGACACTTCAGTGCCAAACGTTTTGCCTGCAGGATTACCGGGTACCATGCTCTGCATTTGATCTGGGAACATGCAACCAATTATAATTGGATTTTTCTTTTTGCCGTCGCCGAATATTACTAACACAAAATTACCTGGATCAGGTGGAACCATCCACATACCATAAGTTTTCATTGTCTCTGCGTGGCTACGATTGTTTTTGCCTACTGCCGCACTTGGTGTTGTACCTGCAAAAGGACTGCTCCAAAAACAGTTGAAATAACCTCTAGGATCGTTTCTGTCTTTTGATAGCATTGGAATATACACAGGTATACGACCACTGTGACTTTCATCTTTAGGTCTTACAATTACTTCTCCTACGTAGATACCATGATCCAAGTTTGCCTCTTCACGAGACTTTTCTACTGGATTCTTTCTACTTATTTTGTATTCGTTTGCCTTGTAACTCATTCTAGTTTCCTGTGATGTCTATCTTAGATAAACTAAGCGATGTTATTTTAGGTGCTTTAGTCATTTCAATTTCAAAAAGACCTCCGCTGAAACTGGCTTGTAGCCCGTATATTCCATATACCCCACTTATAAAAAATGCTGTGCCTTGTCGTGTCATATATCCAGTATTCTCATCTTCATCGTCCATATTTGGATCTCTAACACGTGGTGTCTGCATAGTAAATAAAAAGTAGTTATCACTGCCACCGAACACAGCATATTCATCTGTGGACTTACTTTCTTCTGCCGCCGCTCCCACATTGCCCGGATTACGCAGATTTCTAGCTTCTGCATAAGTCATAGGTTTTCCTAAGTACCAAGGATCTCCTCGTACTTTTAAATTTAGGTCAATTAGAATACCAGCATCGTTAACGTTTTGATACATATAGCCAAACAGTGTTGCACTTGCTGTACCATCGTTTGTTTGGTTTGAAGTTGCTACAATACTTTTACTGTATGAATATTTTGCTCTTGGTGTTGTATCTATTTCTTCTTTAGTTCTGTTTGCACTGTTCTTAAGTTGTTGTAGTGCTTGATATCCTGAAAGTTCTCCTATAACAGTAGTTGCGCCACCATATGATTCTAATAGGTCGGCACCGTATAAATACCCACTTGCTTCGGGCTTGTATGGTGTTGCATTTGGATTAGGTACACCGCCTTCTATTGGAAAGTCTTCTTTGCCTTGCTGTGTTTTTCTATAGCCCAGTGGATCCGATCCTTGATTATTTACATATAATATAGTTTCTGCTAAGTCATTCTTTCTAGCATCGTCTTTCATTATATCTGCATATTCACCTGATGTTAGTCCTAGTTCAGTTTGCACTCTGGCAGAAAAAGTTGCATCGTTAAGTGCGGCAAGAACACCTGACGGGTCTTGAACTTTCGCGGCAATTTCTGCATCTCTGTCTTTGCCGTCTAAATCTGTTGTAGCGTCTTGATTCATTGTTGGGCTATTAGCATTCGTGGACATATCGCCCATTGTTCCGCCTTTAGGTACTGCAAGTAATAATTGACCAGCATCATATGAAATATCTGCACTTAGCACTTGATCATTCAGCCCTGTGTAAAGATAGTTATATGCTTTCTTTATATTCATCTCTCTTACACGTTTTGTGGTTTGTTCTTTGTTAAGATTGTCCTGAGCCGCCGCCTCTGGTGTGTCTGCTTTATCATAAATTATAGGTTTGAAAATTACCTTCTTAGGATATTTGTTACGTTTAGTGTCAAACACTGCGGCACCGGTGGCATCAAGTTCATGAGATATACTTGCTTCAATTTTATACCACTTAGTAAATGTTTGTGCTAGATCGAAACCATCCTCATTAACAACAGGATCGTTAAACACTTTCTTTCTTGACGACTTGTCTAAAAACGAATCACACATCACAAACAGTGTTGTAAAGAATTGGTTTAAGTCTGTGCCTTCTTTCATGTTTATATTTTGATTTCCGAATATAGTAGTACCAGTTTCGATACCCCCGTCAAAACTTTCTGGGTCATCTTCAAGTGCCTTTTTATAATCGTCTAATGTCTTAACACCCTTTTCTTGTGAGTTAATTAATCTGTTTACTTCTTCTGCCGCGTTAGCACCTGCTCTTGTTACGGTAAGTGAATCTAGTTGCTCTTTGACTTGTGATAAATCAAAAATAACTTCATCGTGGATGCCTTCTGCTTTTAAATTTTCTTCTCTGAATTCCTTTAATTGGTCTTGTAGGCTAATTGTTAGTTCTTCAATGTCGTTACCTTGTACTTTTAAATCCTTTGGTAATTTAAAATATTCATCTGCGTAAGCCACTTGTGATCCTACTGGACATTCGAAGTCGTAAGTACTGCCAGTACTGTCAATTGATATACCAACTTTTGCAAGAACTAATTTATAAATGTATGGGCCACCAATTGGGCTTAATATATCATCGAAACTTTGTACTGGCTTGCCTTGGTCGTCGATATCATCTTCAACACTTGCTTCGTACCCTTTAAATTCTATTGCTAAAAATAGTGGAACATCTGCAAACATATATTTGTGACCTAGGGCCAACTTTGCGGCTTGTATTTGGTCTAATAAATCTGCCGCTCCGGGCTGAAATAATTGAAAGGATGTATTAACTGCTAATGCATTTCCTGTTTTAGGAGAGCCAACTATCTCTATATTTAAGTTGTCTATTTGTACACCTGTTACACCTGTTTGTGCAAGTACAACTGTACGACCAGGTTCAGCGGCATATTGTCCTCGAAGCCATTCTTCTTCGCCTATCATATACAGTTTAAGGTTGTAACTAGTATTTTCGTAATGGTCAAGTATATTTCCCATCACTGCGTCTAGGTATACGTTTTCTACTGATGCTTTTTTATCTTTGGTTTTTGCCATTATCTGAGTCTATCTATTGCTGAAGTTGAAGGTATATAAATTTCTAATCCTGAAGTAAAATCTTCAAGCGGGTCTACTAATAAATCTGGATTTCTTAACGCAAACACCCACCATAATTTAGTGGTACCAAATAAACTATCAGACAAAAGATCCGGTCTTTTGTCAAACCTGCTTTCAATAGCATAGAGTTGATCCATAGGTGAACGTGGAATTTTAGGTAATGTGTTAACATCCAAGTAAAACTTCGTAACCGGTGCGCCTTTTAAAAAACTGTCACTGTCATGAAAACTAGCCATTAGATAAATCCTTTATTAAAGTCTGCACCGCTTGTGAATGCATTTAAATCAAATCTACTTCTTAGTTTCTTTTGCGTATACTGAGGTACCATTTCTATCATGATATCTGTTTCAGTAGGCATGTAAGTTACTGTACCGCCCATAGTAGGATGATTGTACTCAACTGGTACATAATCCACTCCGTCAGGTAATTGTATGTTAAAACTTCTAATAATAACTGGTACTTTGTTAAAGCCAAATGCACCCAGGTATTCAAAAATCATCACAGGAGGTGGAGTACCGTAGTACCCTTGCTCTACTGCTGAGTCACCATAGTAACCTTTTGTTATAGTTCTTAAAAAATGAAATATAGACAATAAGTATTGTGCTTCTTCTAGTGTGTTTGCTGTAAATTGTCCTTGTACAGGAAGTGTTGCAGGCTTACTGTTAATGTATGTATAGAACGGATAGTTGGAACCATGCTGACTGTGTTCGTCATAATCAACTGAGCCTTGCAAAAATAAGTTTGGAGTATATGGATATACAATGCCACCGCGTTCTTTAAGAGGACTTAGTATACTATTCTGATCTTCACCTTTATGATTTTTTGTGCCATAGGCTTGATCTTCACCACCTCTTTTTGGTCGTATTCTTGCTCGCCAGTCAAACTTTCCGATATCTTTCCTGCCGTCAGCAGTTTGTCCTGGTGTTTGGTCTGGGGTTAGAGCCATTGTCTTGTCTCCTGGTATATTGCCATGATATCTCTCATGCTATTATTTATCATAATAAATAAAAACGTATTTTAATTCTAAAAACCTTTAGAATAAACATTGACTTCTAGTAGAATCTATGTATAATACAATATAAACGAATTATAGTTTTGAGGAGACATAATGACTACGACAGGCAGAAAAGTAAATTATCTTAATAATAAAGATATTTTAAAAGAAATTCACAAAAGTAAGTTAAGTTATTGCTATGTAACAGATGACAAGTACTTACAGCAGGACATTATCCTAGATGATGTCACACAAATTAACAAAACAACAATCAAGCAGGCGCAAGTAAACAAAGCACATGGCATGTCTAGGGCGGCATACGAAAAAGCCATTAAAGGAGGTGACTGGGTTAAGAAGCCTAAGCAAAAAGAATTTGCAGTTGATCCTGATAGTTTGGCAGTAGACGAATTAGTATTCAGAGTTATGAGCTATGACCATATACCGCTAGAGCCTGGCAGGAAGAAAACAACGAAAACAGTTGCTGATACAAAAGCAAAAGTAAACTTTCCACCGTTCAAGCATTATATTTTAGATAGTGCTGGAGCAAATCCTAGGGAAGTCGTAAGAAGTCATTGGGTAGGTGGTCTACACAATGGACACTTCAGTTGTACACATGGTACAATCACAAACGAACTAGGCAAGATGTTTATGAAACTTGTTGAGCGTTACAGTCAAAGAGGTAACTGGAGAGGTTACACTTATGTAGACGAGATGCGTGGACAAGCATTAGTACAACTTGCACAAATTGGATTGCAGTTTAACGAAGCAAAATCGGATAATCCATTTGCATATTATACTGCTACAGTTAATAACAGTTTCACAAGAGTGTTAAACTTAGAAAAACGTAATCAAACAATCAGAGACGACATTTTAATCGAACAAGGTCATTTACCAAGTTACGGCAGACAAATTGCACATGAAAATTCTCTAAGAGAAATGAGAGAAAGTGCAGAAGCTGAATTGGAAAATACTGGTAATACAACTAAGTAGGTAATCATATGGCAAACCTTTTTGAAAGGGCCGCATGTTTTACTGATATACATTACGGCTTAAAGCAAAATAGTAGACAGCATCTGAAAGACTGTCACAATTATATAGATTGGTTTATAGCAGAAGCAAAAGCACGGGACTGTGAAACATGCTTCTTCTTGGGCGACTGGCATCACCACAGGGCAAGTATTAATATTGCTACTATGAATGCTACCATTAAAGATCTTAAAAAGTTAAACGACAACTTTAGTAAAGTTTATTTTATTACTGGTAACCACGATTTATATTACAGAGAAAAACGTGACCTCAACAGTGTAGAGTTTGCTAGAGATTTAGAAAACTTTGTGATGGTAGACGAACATTTCTGTGAAGATGGCGTTGCAATTATTCCATGGCTAGTCGGCGATGAACACAAGACACTAAACAAACTAGACTGTAAGTACATGTTCGGTCATTTTGAATTACCATACTTTAAAATGAATGCAATGGTAGAGATGCCAGACCATGGTGGAGTAAAAGCATCTGACTTAACTAATCCTGAATATGTGTTTAGTGGTCACTTCCACAAACGCCAATACAAAGGCAACATACATTATATAGGTAATGCTTTCCCACACAACTATGCAGACGCACAAGACAATGAGCGTGGTGCTATGTTTCTCGAATGGGACCAAGAGCCTGTGTATGTGAATTGGGATAAGTGTCCTAAGTATGTAACAATGGGACTTAGAGAGTTGCTGGAAGCACCCGACAAGTTTTTAGATGATACAACACATGCAAGAATTAAATTAGATGTAAGCATCAGTTACGAAGAAGCAAACTTTTTAAGAGAAACATTTGCAGAAAAATATAATGTTAGAGAACTTCAACTAATTGTTGTTAAGGAAGAAGATGAGGTTTTTGATGGTGAAGAAATTAACTTTGAAAGTGTGGACCAAATTGTTATTAGTCAATTGGAGACAATTGAAAGTCAGTTGGTAGACACAAACAGATTAATTGAAATATACAGGAATATCGAAATTGCTTAAAATTAAAAATGTAACAGCAAAGAACTTCATGAGTGTAGGTAATAACTTACAAGCAGTGACGTTTGACACTGATTCGTTAACACTAGTGCTAGGGCATAACTTAGACCTAGGTGGCGATGGAAGTAGAAATGGTACCGGTAAGACTACTATTATTAATGCACTCAGTTATGCACTTTATGGTGAAGCGTTAACCAACATCAGAAAGGATAATCTTATTAACAAGACAAATGGTAAAGGAATGATTACCACTGTTGATTTTGAGATTAAAGGAGTAGAGTATCGCATTGAGCGTGGCAGACGACCTAACGTATTAAAGTTTTATATTGACGGTAATGATACACAAGACAATGAACAGCAAGGCGATATGCGTGAGACACAAAAAGATATCGAGCGTATAATTGGGTTCCCACATAATATGTTTAAGCACTTGATTGCATTAAACACATACACTGAACCGTTCCTCAGTATGAAAACAAATGATCAACGAGATATGATTGAGCAGTTGTTAGGTATTACTGAAATCAGTGCCAAAGCAGATGTGCTGAAAGAGTTATTAAAGCAAACCAAAGACAACATCAAAGAAGAAGAGTTGCGTATACAAGCAGTTGCTAATGCTAATAAACGTGTAGAGTCTAGTATTAAGGATATCGAAAGCCGTAGTAAGGCATGGGCTAGAAATAAAGAAGACAAGGTTGCAGGATTGCAGACCAGTTTGGACACGTTAGAACACACAAATATTAAGGAAGAGTTAGACAGTCATAGAAAAATTATAGACATAAACGAAAAGCAAACCAAACTTACTACACTTAAAACAGACTTGACAACTAGAACGACGTCAATGAATCGTAGTGACAGTAAACTTGTTACGTTGGAGGCTAATTTAGAAAGTGCAAAAGCCGGAGTATGTCCTACATGCGAACAAGGTACTGCACATCTAGACACTCATGAAAAGTATACAGCGGACTTAGAGGAAGAAATTAAAGAAGAACAACGGTACAACGTTGAGTTAGTGGATAAGATTAGAGATATTACTAGCGGTATTAAACAACTGGGTAATATTCCAGAAACACCAATTACTTTTTACAACAACATGGAAGATGCTTTACAGCATAAACATAATGTTGACACATTGCAAGAGCAAATTGAAGAAAAGATCAAAGAAGAAAATCCTTATCATGAACAAGTTGACCAACTACGGGAGACAGGCATTGAGGAGATTAGTTACGAACTTATTAATGACTACACTAGTCTAAAAGAGCACCAAGAGTTTTTACACAAACTGCTAACAAGCAAAGACAGTTTTATTAGAAAGAAAATTATCGACCAAAACTTACAGTACTTGAATTATAGACTAGGACATTACTTAGAAAAGTTAGGCTTACCACATGATGTTAAATTTAACAGCGACTTGTCTGTTGACATCACAGAGTATGGCAGAGACTTAGACTTTGATAATTTAAGCCGAGGAGAGCGTAATAGACTTATACTTGGCATGAGTTGGGCATTTAGAGACATATATGAAAGTCTTAACCAACCAATGAATTTGATGTGTATAGATGAACTGGTAGACAGTGGCATGGATACCACTGGTGTTGAAAATGCATTGGCAGTTCTTAAGAAGATGGGAAGAGAATCAAACAAAAATGTGTTCCTTATTTCACACAAAGAGGAATTACAAGGGCGTGTTAATAACGTTCTTTATGTTGTTAAAGAAGGAGGATTCACTAGTTATAGTAATGACATAGAAATCCTCGATGAGACTTAATGAGTGAATGGACATATAAAGGCAAAGTAGTAGACACACTTCCGGAAGATTGTGAAGCATTTGTGTACTTGATTACAAACACAACAAACGATAAGAAATACATTGGTAAAAAACTTGCAAGGTTCAAAACAACCAAGCCGCCCTTAAAGGGAAGAAAGAATAAACGCCGTGGAACTAAAGAAAGCGACTGGCGTACTTATTGGGGTAGCTCGGATCACTTGAACGAGGATGTAATTGCTCTAGGCGAAGATAAATTTACCAGAGAAATATTGCACTATTGCCCAACTAGGGGCATTGCAAGTTACATTGAAGCAAAAGAACAATTTGAACGAAATGTTCTCTTGACAGATGATTATTATAATGGTATAATCAATGTTAGAGTAGGCGGATCACAAATCCTTAAGGAACATTTTAAAAAGATATAACTATATATCGCACATGGCACACATAGACACCCAGTCAAACTAATACAGGCACACATAGGCTCTACACCACCCCGGCGAGGCAGTAATATCGCTATCCTTGAGGCTCCATTAACTTGGCGTCAGATTCTGGATTGTAGACGGCAAGATACAAAAACGACACAGTATTAAAATGATTCAGGCTCTGAGAAAAAGCAACCTGAGAGTTAGTATAGTTGAACTCGACAAGACTATATTGGCTTCCGTGGGATTCGTGACGGTAGTGTATGGGGACAAAAGGCTCACCGGTTCCTAGTAGCACCCGAGTTTGAGATGGCGATGCTCATCTTGATGACATTATTTTTTTCACCCGGAGACGGGTGAATTATGGCTCAACTTTCTTGATAACTTCTAATTTAATAAGAAACTTACTACAAGAACTGATATGAATGAAATGAATGAAGTTAGCAGTAGTAAAGATACGAAGTATCTATAAAGTGTTTAACAATGCAACAGTATCTGTGTAAGACAAACGTAAATTAACTGTGTAAAGATAAAAGTCTTTCTCCAAACTATGTTTGGATGCGCCATGGAACTTTGTAACGTCTAATATACATACTTCACCTGGATTTAACATTTTGTTATGTTCGCTGTCTTTGTGGATTATTTCTAATGGAGAATCTTCTAGATTAAACATAATATTGGTTTTTCTAGTTAACGGATTATTCCAGCCCATTAACCAATCTTGATGCAACTTTACCATTGAACCTTGCTTAACAGTTTCTATTGCCACACTGTGTTCCGCAATGTCTAAAGGTAATGGAGTAGCATTTACGATTTGTTGTTGTAGGCTTTGAGGCATGTCGCGGAGTAAAAATATGTGTTGATCCATATCCACACGATCCTCTATTACGTTGAACGCACTTGCTTCTTTGAACTCTCTGATAGGTTTTACGAGCTGGCGCATTGCAACAACATCATAATCCCATTTTAAAACTGTGCTAAACATTCGCTGTAGTGTTTCCTGTTATTAATTGTTACAAACTCCGCAATAGTGCTACTTTGTCGATTATCACAGCCGTGTTCTTTAGTGGTGTCTAACACAAAGAAATCACCAGGCTGTATGGTATAATCCTCTGTTACATCATTATTAGTGTGCTGTATAGTAGCAGGATGGTCACCTACATTAATCAGTATATTACTGCGTCTACCACCGATATCAGTGTGTAATTCTAAGTAATCCCCTGGTCTAACAAACTCTAAACCTATGAAATGTTCCTGTTGTATATGGTACTTTTCGATGAAATCCGCGGGCATTCTGCTCCATAATTGGCTCGCAGAGTACAGTTTTTGGTGGATCTTCTTTAGTTGTACCACACTGCTTAACTGCTTATCTTGACGTAAAAACGCCACAAATTCATCTATATCCATACTTGTATTTAACAAAAAAGATACCAATATTTGTGGTAAAAAGGTTGACTTTGCCGGAAAAATCAGTATAATAGTGTGTATATTAAATAAAAAGGTAGGAGTTTTTATGTATAAAGTATATCAAATTAAGTTAAGCGAAGCAGTATATGACTTTGTTAACGGTCCAGAAGGCGGTCACACTGAGACTGCTAAGAAGTTTCCAGAGTATAACACTCATATGGAAGTGATGCACAAAGGTTCAGAAGGTTACAAGCCTGAGATGTTTGAGCATTACACACAGGTATGTGAAGTTGCAGACTTCCATGGTAGTACGTTAGAAACTGTTTTCAAAGTATTGAACGGTTACTACTACAATGATGAGACTGGCGAGGACGAATGGGACGAAGCATTCGTAAGCGGTTACACCATGAAGACTATCACTCGCAAGGATGGCGCGGTTGTAACTTTCAGAGACATGCACTCACTATCAGTTGGCGACATTGTTGAATACAATGGCGAGTTCCACATGGTAGACGGCATGGGCTTTAAGCAAATCGAAACTAAAATAGCGGAGTTGGTGTAAATGGCTGTAAAGACTAAAAAATATGTTCGCATCGACGGGTACAGTGATTTGCTGATGCCCCTTGAAGTGTTTGAACGTATTTCAGATAAGATTCTTTTTGTGCGTACTGAGTACGATGATGGCAAAACACATCTTAAAGAAATAACTGAATTGGAAAAAGTGTTTTTGCACGATCCAAGTGAAGTTGAGAACTTATTAATGCATGACAAGTTGAGTCAATCATGATTGAGATATTACAAGAAGTAACCGACTGGGGTGATCTTAAAATTGCTAACGGCATTTACCATGTGAATGGTGCAGGACATCTTGTTCAGCACAATGACACAGTGTTCAAAAATCCAATGAAGCAGTTCTCCAAGTCACGCAGAAAGTTTAAGAAGATCGGTGAGCGTGAAGAAGAACTAGCACCAGGTGTTATCACAGTGCAAGGTTCAAATGGTAAAGTATACACTATCGAAGATGGTAAGTGTAGTTGTCCGGGATATACATTTAGGGGAAATTGTAAACATGTTAAATAAAATAATCAAAACGGTTGCTGATGTAAGTATAATTGCAATAGTAGGTCTCGCATTAGTATCTTGTGCTTCCGGTGGCGGCTCCGCCGCGCCGCAAGTTCAAACGGCTGTTGCGCCGGCGCCTACGCAATCCACACCCACTGACCAACGACATGAATTTGATTCTTGGACTAAATCGTATACTACTAATTTGTCGGGATATACATCTAGTGTAACACACAAATTTGATATGACTGATTACACTACTACTGGTCTACCTGCTCCTACAGAAAAATACAAAATAGCAGACTATGGATTTTTCCGTTCTACTATTACTGGAACTCATGCAGGCTATGAATATGCAGACACTGATGTTGCTAATAGTTTTCCACAGTTTGGTCAAGTTATTAGAGCAGATTTGAACGGTGACGGATGGCAAGATTTTTATATGGCATTGTGGACCGGACATGACAAGTTAGAATTTGAACCTAACAGTTTTTTGTTTGCGTTTTTAAATGACGGTGACGGAAACTTTGTATTAAGTAACGATTTGTTTCCAGAAGGTAATCCTTGTTTTAGAGGCTCAGACTGCGACAACAATACTGAACACCAAAAAGGTTTAGTGGTTGCAGACTTTAATGGCGATGGCATTGACGACTTATATCAAGGTACTACACTTGTACTAAGCGACAATGGGAAGTTTTACGACAAAGGTGATACGCATCTACCTATGGAAGAACTATTTGATAAGTGTGCTCCAAGCGACTACAATAGTGGGTGTTTTTCACATGATGCAGACTTTGGTGATGCTGACGGTGACGGAGATATGGATATATTTACTGCAATTGCATCACCACATATTGACAACCATCACATGGGATGGGCAATGCTTATTAATGACGGTGCAGGTAATTTTACTGCAAACAAAAAGTTTCCAACACAAGCAGTAAATGTTTTTGCCACAGCGGCTACAATCGGTGACTTTGACAATGATGGGCACGGTGATGTAGCAGTTGGTTGGTTTAATACAGAAGAAGCCGCCGAAAACGGATTTGCTGAAACATACAAAAACAGTTCAGGTGCAGTATTTTGGAATGATGGAAATAATGATTGGCGTAATAGAGGCTGGACTGAATTACCAGATAACTATTACAGTACAAACGGAAATGCAAATGATATAAAAGCATTTGATTTTAATGGAGACGGTTTATTAGACATCATACTTGCATCTACTAAACATGATCCTTATTATGACGGCAGAGCTGTACAGTTTTTCTTAAACAATGGAGACGAAACATTTAGCGATGTCACAAGTTCTGTTAATCCAGACACAAAGTATGTTAACGGCTTATGTCCAAATTCAGATGGTCCCTGTTATTGGAATGGCGAAGGTAATTTAGAAATATTAGACTTCGACGGTGATGGAGACTTAGATATCGTAGACACTGTGTTTGGTACTTATGCACTGATTAATGAAGATGGTACATTCTCGATATATGATGACTTTCCTAAGTTTGATGACTATGCTCCTTACTTCCCAGTAGAAATAGACAACAAGTACTTTTATGACTTTATCGCATCAACAACAACTTTTAGTGATACAGAAAGTGTGCAAACATTCTTTCAAGTATTAGATCCACCGTTAATGGAAATGATGTTAGAAATTACTAACAAGCCTAAAGCATACGTTGATGAAATATTTAAAAGCAAAATGCTGTTCACAGACTTGAGACAGAATCAACGTTCAACATCGTTGTTTGCTACAGATATGGAAACATTCGGTATGGCAGGCTACACTCATAGAACAGATACATTTGGATTTAGTGCAGGAAAACTTACAGGAGATAACAATGGCAGTTTTGTTGGATTTGACTATGTGGATGACAATATACATTTTGGCATTAATTATGTGGACAACACTATGTCTTTACTGAACCCTACAAAGCACTACGGCACAGGTTCAGCTGACGTTGATTACAGCACAGTTAGTATTTTTGTAGAGCAAGTAACATATATAAATGATACATGGTATACGTCATATGGTGCAGAAGCATACCACACAGACGTAAACGGATTCACAGAACAAAACAGTACACACAATGTTACTATTGATTCGTTTAGTATGGTAGATGGAAAATTGTTTGCAGATATCACAGGAAAGTTTAATTCTAAACTTGGCACAACTTATGTAAGTTTGGGTTATGATTTATATCGTAGTTTAGATAGCACTACTGTAGGGTTTGCAGATGTACTAGAGTATGATGCATCACGTGAATTAGACTTAGGCAAGTTTTCGGTATTACACCGGTATAACTCTTTTTATGCAAGAGCATCTATGAACACCGAAGAGTATAACACTTTTGAAATAGGATTCTTGCTTAATTGGTAGGTATTACACTTGGTATTACACTTTTACTCGGGCGGCATTCCCGGAACATCACCGCCCCAGTTTGCTTCTCCGCCCTCATTTTCTCCCCAGTCATCTCCGTCGTAACTAGCACCTTTATCGCCACTTTTAATTTTGTTATATCTATTAAGAGTTTTAATTAGTGTCTCTCGCTCAAGAGGACTAAGTTGCCATGCCTCAGTGTAAGACACAGCACCTTCGCTAAATATTGCCAGCTCTGCAACTTGACGATTGATTAATTTCTGTTCTTTATCGAGTCTGCCTAGGTAGCCTGCAATTTGATCAGGCTCTGCTGATCCTAGGAACCCGTGAAAAAATTTACAGGATCAAAGTTAATAGGTGCTTCAAATGTGTTATCACATTTTTCATTTTGGCACTCTATTTGAATTTGCTGTTTAACTCCTTTAGAATTAATCTCATTAGTAAACTCTTCGATTTGCTTACCAGTTTCGTTATCTGTATTTTCTAAAAACTGTCTGATTTGAGCCGAGTCGCTAACAACTCCCTCATTGCCTTCAGCATCTGTGTATCTAATTTCCTTAATGCTGTCGATAATCATCTCAAAGTTTAAGTCTGCTAATTTAACAAAACTAGTGTTAAATGCTTTAAGTCTTTCCATATCGTCGTCTAGTTCCGAAATAGCCTGCATACTTCTAGTACTTTGGAAACTGGCTAAACCAGCCTTAATTGTACTGCCATATGAAAAAGGCAACGACACTAATGTAAGACCGTTTGAAAGTTCTTTTGTGTACTCACTGTCGAGAGATTCCATTGTTGATAATGAACTATCAATACTAACTGTAACTGTACTTAGTTCTTTACAGTTAGGGCATTCTGCATTAACCTCAACTTCATCGCCACCACTAGCACCACGAATAGCAATTAGTATTGCATCTACGTCTGCACTAAACAGTAACTTTGGCTTTTTAATTTCAGGAACACATGACTTAATTAGGTTAGATACTGCTTCTCCATTCAGCAATGCGTCTGGATTTTTAAGCATAAGTTCATCTTTTGTTGTCATAGGATAAATTGCAAACTCACCGCTTTCAGGCATAGTTACAATATCATCGCTGTAAAATTTAGCACTACTAGGAATGTTTAAATACATCTTAGGTGCTCTAAAGTAAGCACTTAACGGATTACTTTGGTTTATATCTTTACTCATGTTTGCTCCATATAATTCTTTTGAATTAACTATGTACTTATTTATCTTCATTAACAATAGTTTTAATCGTTTTATTGAAACCTTATTAAAAGCAGTTTTAATAATAGTTGATAAATATGATTATCAAAAGAGGATTACCAAATTGGCAGTTTCATTTAATTTAGACGGACAAGCACTTACGTTCCCGGATTGGGCCAGTGAAGCCACCGCGGAGCAAATGTTAGACATCTTGAAAACGATGGCTAAACAATCAGGTGCATCTCAAAAAGATCAAGTAAAAGCAACAGAGAGTGCAAAACGTGTACTTAACGAAATCAAGAAAGGCAATGAGAGCGCCGGGCAGTCTGACGACGAACAAAAGAAACGTGATGAAACACTATTAAAAGAGACAAAAGCGTTTGGTAAGGACATTCGTGAAGTCGGGAAGTCTTTAGAACAGTACAAAATGGACAAAGAGTTTGATGCTAGTTGGTTAGGATCCCTCAAAAACTCATTTGAAAGTGAAGGTGAGAATGTCGGCAAGGCTATTTTTGTTACTGGCGAACACTTGTACAAAGGTGCCGCATACATAGGCGGTGCAGTAATGCAGTACGGAGCCGCTCTAGGACAATCTATATTAGGAGCCGGTGAATCCTTAAATGACCTATCCAAAGTAGGTGTTGGCTTCAATGGCACATACCAAGGCATGGCAGAAAGTGCCGGTTTAGGTGTTAGTCAACTAGCCGGTTTAACAGGTAGTTTCGCTGGAGCGGCTGACCTAATAGGTAAGAATTCTAAAGTAGTTGCAACACAAGGGTTTGAAAAGTTCAGTGCAACAATGAGAGAGGCGGCTGATATATCCGAAGAATTGGGTATGAGTCTAGAAGACAGTTTAGGCGCATTCGGTGAATCCCTTAATAGACGTCAGAGATTTATGGATGTTGGTAATGTAAGCCAAAGCCGAATGAACTCACAAATTGCTAAAACAACAAAAATGCAAATGGCGTATGCTACTGCAATTGGTGTGTCCACAGAAGAGATGGCGGCGTTTGTAGACAGTTTATTTGATAATACAGAGGCACTAACGGCGTCATTGATAGGATTCAGTGACACAGTACGTTCAGATGTAACAGCAGGTATTGAAGTTTTTGCTAGTGGTCTAGCAGGTATGGGAGGCAAAGCAGGACAAGACATCGCGGCGGCATTCCTTGATGCAGGTTCCAAAGGTGCAATCGGTATGAGTGACGCGGCAACCGGGTTTGTGAGAGCATTACCTAGTTTAGCAGGACCGATGAATGAATTTGCTGATGCAATGCAAGCCGGCACACTAACTCAAGAACAATCAAAAGACATGGTTAACAGTTTAACCAGTCAATTAGGAAATTTAAGTGCCGGTGAAAAAGACCGTGTATTCCAAATGGCGAGAATTGGCGATGCATCTGCACAACAGATGGCGCAGGCAATAACGCAGTTTGAACAAAGTGAAGATGCTTTAAAAGAAGTTAACAAAAAGTTTGGTACAGCATTTGATATGGACACGGTGCAAAAAGGCACAAACCAATTTAACAAAATTATGACAAACATTACGGGTGGAGCCTCTAATGCGTTCTACAGTATGTTTGCTAACCCAGAAGTAATGAAAGTTATTGAAGAGGGCATGAGTCAAATATTTGAAATATTCGGAATGGGCGTAGATGACCTTAGTGGAGCGGCAATGGGCTCCGCAGATATGGTCAAAGACATGATACCTGCTATAAAAACTTTTGTTCAAGGTGTAGTAGATATTGCTAAAAATATTGCAGGTTTTTTTAAAGATGCATTTGACGATGGAGGCCTAGAAGGTGTTTTCAAAGCATTGGCAAGCAAAGCCACTGGACTATTATTTGAAGGTGTAAAGATGTTTGTGGGTGTATGGCTTGGTGCAACAATTGCCACACACTATGCAAAAACTATATTAGGACCTCAAATTGCAACCTTCGCCAAAGGCATGTTTGCAAAACATGGACCAGCCGCAATGCAAATGGCTAAAAATGCACTTAACTACACTAAAGGCATGTTCGCACAAGGCGCCACAGCAGGCAAAAATGTTCTTAATAATTCTATTGCTTATGCAAAAAATGTATTCAACAGTAGCGGTGCAAAAGGCGTAGCAAGTAAAATGAGCGGGTATGCATCGACATACGGTAAAGCAATATTCAGTGGCGGAAAAGACTTAGCAGGTAAAATTGCAGGCATGGCTTCAGGGTTTATGGGCAAACTTACAAAAGGCGGAGCACCAGATGTTGTAGGAAAAGGTATGTCAACCCTAGGTGCTAAAGCAAAAGCACTAGTGCCGACAGGATTAAAAGACAAAGTAAGTAACATGGGCGGCAAAGTCGGTGGCATGTTAAAAGGTGCATCAGACAATGCAGATAAAGCCACAATGCCAATGGGCAAGAGCGGTGGCTTCTTAAAGACGATAGCAGATTCAGTTAAAAAATTCGGCGATAGCAAAGTTCTTAAGGGAGCGGCGGCTATTGCATTATTAGGTGCTTCAGTTGGTTTAGCAGGTGTTGGACTTAAACAATTTAATGAGGTAGACTTTACATCGTTAATAAAAGGCACATTAGCATTAGGTGGTTTAGCCGCATTGGCAAATGCATTAGGCAAAGGCTCAACAGCAATGATAAAAGGTGCCGCGGCAATATTGTTATTAGGAGCGTCAGTAGTACCATTAGCATTTGGTCTTTCACTAATGAAAGATGTTGGGTTCCAAACAATAGGCGTATTAGCGGCAGGACTTATTACACTAGGTGCGGCGGCGGCAGTTCTTAGTTTTGCATCACCATTCATATTAGCAGGTTCAGTTGCAATAGCGGCATTAGGATTAGCACTTGTACCGTTCGGCATAGCACTTAATTTAGTTGCTAAAGCCTTACCGGCATTCACTGACAGTATGGCGCAGATGGCAGAAGTTGATGGCATGGGATTATTAAAAGCATCAGGTGGAATGTTAGCAATGGGTGGAGCAATGGCATTAATGGCACCACTATTACCATTCATGATGTTAGGTGCATTAGCGGCTCCGTCAATTCGTGCATTAGGCGAATCATTACTAATAATGAACGTGATAGATTTTAATAACTTATCCTTGGCTGGAGATGCACTTGCTAGTCTAGGTGCAGGTATGTCAGCACTAAGTGGCGGCTCATTAATGAGTGGAATCAAAGATGGCATAGGTTCTCTGTTTGGAGCAGATAGTCCTGTGGATAAACTTAAAGGATTTATTAGCGAATTATCTAATTTAGATATAGGACCTCTTTTATCAACAGCATACGCATTTGATTTGTTACTGACATCAAGTGATAGACTACAAGAATTTGGTGATAATCTTTTCATTGTTTCTATGTACACAGAACCGTTTGTTGAACAAATGGACAATTTGTCCTTTAGTTTATTGCTAATGGGTAAAGATCCATTTGCACCATTTAATACATTGGGTACTCACGCAGAAGGTATGACAATGTTCGCAACAAGCGCCGAACAACTTACAGCCGCATTAGACAATATAGATTATGGTTATATAAGTGACGGTTTCTATGACATAGCAGATTCTGTAGAAGCAGTTGCAGACAGCATGTCACAGATTAGCATGGGCGACATGCTTAAAATGGGTGCAATGAAATTAATTGGTCCTAGTAAACAGGAACGAGCGGCAACAGAACAACAAGAAGCAGTTAAAAGTGTAGCATTTGACAAATTACACGGTGACGATATGATGGGCGGTCTCACAGGACTAATGGACAAGATTACTGCAAAGAGCGGTGCTAATGCTATGAGCTCCGGCGAAGATCCTTTAAGTCAAATTTTAAGTCGTCAAACAGAATTAGGTGCGGCAGGTATTAATGTTAATTCAGAAGCACTCCTTAGTGGTGACGGTGCAAGAATTGGCGAGGCAATGCAGGATGTCACAAGACAATTACAAGCACAAATTGACATGTACAAGATGCAATCCGAAACAGGCGTTGTTGCAGACAGTGTTCCTACCACAGCACAAGCAGTAGCCGAAGTTGCAGAAGCAACAAAACCGCAAAATACCACTACTCCTCAAATGGCTGAAAAAGACGCCATGTCTGGTAACATTGATCCTAGCATGTCACAAGCAGAGTTACTTGCAGAGCTAGTTAGATTAACGCAAATTAATACTAACTTACTCAAGAAAGGCAATAGAATTACTGCCGACATAGAAGTTTAATAAAAACCTTTTCCGTTTTGCTTGACATTATTCCAACGAAGTGATAAATATACACATATAAAGAGGATTTTATGGCTACTTGGCGAAAATATTTTAACAGTTCAAACGGTGGATTACCTGTAAATGTAACAGGCAATAACTCCGATGGATATAGTGCAACACATTCAAGATACAGCAGTTGGCTCCCAGAAGTCTATGCTGGCAGTCCTAACAGGTTAATGAGATACATGCAGTATGACCAAATGGACAACGATTTAGAAATTAATGCGGCACTAGACATTCTTGCAGAATTTTCCACTCAAGAGGATGACACAACAAAAACTCCGTTTAGGTTTAAATTTACTGAAGACCCTAGTGAAACTGAAATGAAAATTTTAAGTAAAACACTAGACCAGTGGAACAACTTAAATGATTTTAGTCGTAGAGCTTTTAAAATGGTAAGAAGTACATTAAAGTACGGCGACCAGTTTATGATTAGAGATCCAGAAACATATAAATTATATTGGACAGATCCAGCAAACATTGAAAAGGTTGTGGTTAACGAAAGTAAAGGTAAGAAGATTGAAACTTACTATGTTAAAAACCTAGAAGCAAACTTTGAACAACTAGCGGCAACATCAGCCGCGGCTATCCACTCCAGACCATATGGCGCAGGCGGTGGAATGTTAGCAGGCGGAAATATCGGAGCCAGTGCTGGTAACTATAAATTACAAAACGATCCAAGTCAGGGTGCAAGTCAAGGCATGCCAGTTGATGCAACACACGTTGTACAACTAAGTTTAACAGAAGGTATGGATCATAATTGGCCTTTTGGTATTAGTATTTTAGAACCAGTATTTAAAGTGTTCAAACAAAAAGAATTATTAGAAGACAGTATTATTATTTACAGAGTGCATAGAGCACCTGAAAGAAGAGTGTTCTTTATTGACGTAGGTAACATGCCTCCCCATAAAGCACAGCAGTACTTGGAAAAAATTAAGTACGAAGTACAACAAAAACGTGTTCCTAACAAAAACAAAGATGGTGCAAACGTAGCCGATGCGGCATATAACCCAATGAGTATGTTAGAAGATTACTTCTTTGCTCAAACGGCAGATGGCAGAGGATCAAAAGTTGACACTTTACCAGGTGGTACAAACTTAGGTGAGATTGACGACTTGAAATACTTTAACAATAAACTGTTAAGAGGACTTAGAGTACCTAGCAGTTATTTGCCTACTGGACCAGATGACGGAACAGCACAACACAATGACGGTAAAGTTGGCGTAGCATATATTCAAGAGCACCAATTCTCAAAATACTGTCAGCGTTTACAAAGACAAATTATTAGAAATTTAGATAGAGAATTTAAAATGTATCTAAATTATAAAGGAATTGAACTTGACAACAGTACATTCAGTATTGAGTTTACAGATCCACAAAACTTTAGTAGTTACAGAGAGTTGGATCTAGATACACAACGAGCTCAACTGTTCACAAGTTTAGAAGCAGTACCATATTTAAGTCAGCAGTTCAAGTTGAAAAAATACTTAGGTCTTACAGAAGAAGATATGAAAGACAACGAACACTATTGGAAACAAGAGAACAAGTATAGTACAGCAAATGCAGGAACGGAAGATGTTGGATTAAGAAATGTGGGTGTTAGACCTGGACCAAGTGCAGACTTAGACATAGACACACCAATAGATGATATTCCGGATCCTGAACTAGATGTAGAAACTCCAGATGTTACCCAATTAGATCCATCTGGGACACCGGGAGAACTATAATGAAATTAAATGAATTTTATAATCCAGAACATGATAGATCAGTAACAAGAGACTTTGACGATACTCGTAAAACTAAAATTACTTTAGAAACTCTTAACAAGTTAAGAAAGTATAGAGAGTTAAAGAAGAAAGAGAATATCGAGCAGGCAGAATTTGCATCTATTATGTATTCCAAAGCACAAGAATCAGACGCCGGCGCACTGTAAATGAAATTAGCTGTTGTAGGCTGTAGTTGGTCTAGCCGCGATATAGAATACCCCGATATAGAATTTGGCCAATTAGTAGCAGACTACTATGATGCTGAATACATCAATTTAGGAAAGCCTGCATGTAGTAACCCAGGCATAGCACTTCAAATAGATTATCTCTTAGACGGCAAAATGGGCAGTCTCCCTGACCTAGTAATAATTAATGCCACCACAGTAACCAGAACAGAACTTAAACTAAACAGTAAACGCAGATTTGATCCTAAAGCAAGTTGGGATAATGTACAGTTCAACATGATGTTAGGAGAGAAGTTTAGAGACATACATGCACCTGGGTATGGTAAAGGATACGATCCTAGCATTGTAGTTGATAGTTTCTCTACTATATTTGGTGAGGACATGCAGAAGAAGTTTGGAGAAGGTTATTTCCACCCTAGATATGAAGATGCATTTACACTAAAATCATATGAAGCAATGAAAAAATGGTTTTTATACTTCTTTGATGCTGACTTAGAAAGATATAAACAGCAAATGATATTACTTGGCTCCTGCTTAAAACTAAAAAAGAAAGGCGTCAAATTTATTTTTTGCCCTAATACATTCGACTGGGCAGAGGACATGTACCTAGTTGAAAACAAGACTAGTACAGAGAATCCGGAGAAAGCAGTGACATGGGAAGTGCTAGAAGCAGATGAGTTATTATATTCCGGCATAGCAGAATCTTTATGGTTAGAAGACGATGTATACGGTAGTCATGATAAGAGTCCCGGTCAATGGATAGACAATCATTTACCAGTTGAGTGCCATATGGACTTTTCATACAAGGTTATATCACACATAAATCGGCACAACTTGGCTAAATAGAAGCATATACAAAAATACTAGAACACCCACATCAAAACAAAAAGCAGTCAAAAAAGCCTGTTTTTTCCACAAAAACACATCTTTTAATAAGTAAACATACATTATATTATGTATACTCACGAAAGTGTCTACACATAATCATTTATAAATGAAAACTTTTTATTATTAGGAGCTCATAATGTCAGAACGCAGTAAACTAGAACAGGTTTTAGAATTCCTACTTGCGGAAGATAACGAGCGTGCCGAAGAGCTACTTCACGAATATGTCGTTGAAACTGCTCGTCAAGAGTACGAACGTATATTGGATGAAGATGAAGTAGTAGCTGAAACTAAAGACGAAGATGAGTCAGAAGAAGAAGCAGTTGAAGAAACTGTAGAAACAGATGACGAAGAAGCAGTCGAAGAAACTATAGATCAAGCAGATCCTGAAGCAGATTTTATCTCAGATGTTGAAGAAGCAGATGAAGAAATTGAATCAGATATGGTCGGTGAAGATGATATGGAAGATGAAGCAGAAGAAGGTGAAGAAGGCGAAGAGGAAGAGTTAGAAGACAAAGTCGACGAACTTGAATCAGAACTAGAAGACCTAAGAGCTGAATTTGAAAAATTACTTTCAGACGACGAATCAGGTGACGAAGAAATTGAAGGTGATATGGAGCCTATGGGTGACATGGAACCAGAAATGGAAGAAGAATCAGTTGAATATGATTTAGACGAAGAAGTAGCAGAAGACGATGACGAAGTTGTCGAAGAAGCAACTAAACTTCAAGACGCAGTAGCGGCACCAAAAGGTGGCGATGCAGGCGAAGGTGAATCACCATTCACAAAACAGCCAAAAGGTACATCAGTAAGTTCACCTAACGGTGCTGGTAACCCAGTTAAAACTACTGACGGTAGCGAAGGTAACAAAGGCGAAGGCGCTAAAGTTAACCCAACTACTGACAACATTAAGGTTGAACCTAAAAAGGCTTAAGGCTTTTTTATATACTAGGAGTTTTTGACAGTGCGTAAACTATACGAATATATGAGTCCAGAACAAAGTAAGATTGAATTATTTGAATCTAACGATGGGAAAGACTTATTCATGCAAGGATTATTCATTCAAGGTGATGTAAAGAACCAGAATGGAAGAGTATATCCGAAGGATGAGATTCAACGTGCTGTTGAGAACGTAACTAGTAGATTAAGTACAGGCGAAACTGTGATGGGAGAGTTAGATCACCCAGAAGAGTTACAAATAAACTTAGACCGAGTAAGTCATATCATTACAGAAATGCAATGCGATGGATCGAACGGTTTAGGTAAACTTAAAATTATAGATACACCAATGGGGAATATTGCAAGAGCTTTATTAAAAGCAGGCGCAAAACTAGGTGTGTCCAGTAGAGGGAGTGGTAATGTTAATGAAAGCGGTAAAGTTTCCGATTTTGATATCATTACTGTAGATATAGTTGCCCAACCAAGTGCCCCGGATGCCTATCCAAAGACCATTTATGAGTCTTTGTTTAATATGCAAGGTGGTAGTATGATACATACTATTGCAGAAGACTATACACATAACAAAAACCAAGATGTTGAAAAGCATCTAAGTAAACAAATCGTTAATTTTATTAACGAATTAAAATTGAGGTAGGAGACTACTATGGCAGTAAACTTTAAAGACCTTATCGAGTCTAGCGATATGAACGAAGAAGTTCGTACAAGTATCGTTGAGGCCTGGGAAAGTCGTCTTGCCGAAGCCCGTGAGGAACTAACAGCAGAATTAAGAGAAGAGTTTGCTCAAAGATATGAGCATGACAAAGGCTTAATTGTTGAAGCAGTTGATGGGTTTATCAAAGAAAGAGTTGAAGCAGAAATGCTTGAACTTGCTGAAGATAAACAAGCAGTTGCAGAAGAAAGAGTTGCTTACAAAAAGGCTGTTAGCGAACACTCTGTAAAATTAGAGAAGTTTGTCGCTGAACAACTTGCAAAAGAAGTTAAAGAGTTAAGAGCAGATAGAACTAACGTTCAATCACATGTTACTAAACTTGATGATTTTGTAGTTGAGCAGTTAAGCAGTGAACTTAAAGAGTTCCACGCAGACAAGCAGGCTTTAGTAGAGCAGAAAGTGAAAATGGTTAGAGAAGGCAAGAAACAACTTGCTGAATCGAAAGCAGATTTCATTAAACGTGCCGCTGACAAGGTTGAAACTGTTGTTAACAAGATTGTAAAAGAGAATGTTGCAACGTTTAGGGACGATATCACAGCCGCAAGAGAGAACGATTTCGGTCGTAGAATATTTGAATCATTTGCTAATGAGTATAGATCAAGTTACTTGAACGAAAGCTCAGAAGTTAAAGATTTACAGAAAGAAATAGCTGAAGTGAACAAACAGTTAGCAGAAAGTAAAGCACAAGTTGAAGCGAAAGCTGAAGCAACTGCAATTACTGAAAGCAAACTAAGAGTAGCAGAAGACAAGTATGCTCGTAAAGAGCAGTTGGACTCGTTACTTAAACCTTTAGCAAAAGGAAAGAAAGAGATAATGGTGGACCTTCTTGAAAGTGTAAAAACTGAAAATTTAGAGAAGCAGTTTAATAAGTATCTTCCTAGTGTTTTAGACGGCGAAAGCACACTTAAAGAAGATCGTAAACCATTAAAAGAATCAGTGACATCAGAACACACTGGTAATAAAAGCGTTCAGCCTTCAACTGAAGATGAACAGGGCGTAGTCGAAATTGACGAAATCCGTAAATTAGCCGGACTTTCAAATTAGGAGATAAGAAATGGCAGAATTATTTGAAAGCAATTGGTCAGCAACTAAGGATGCACTACTTGAGGGTTTAAGTGGTTCACGTAAAAGTTCACTAGATGTGGTCCTTGAAAATACTAAGAGACATCTTCAGGAATCAGCTTCAGGTGGAGCGACACAGGCTGGCAATATTGCTACATTAAACAAGGTTATGTTACCTTTGATCAGAAGGGTTATGCCTTCAGTGATCGCAAACGAACTTGTTGGTGTACAACCAATGAGTGGCCCAGTAGGCCAAATTCACACATTAAGAGTGAGATATGCAGACAACACAGCGGGTACTAACCCAGGTGACGAAGCATTAAGCCCATTCAAGATTGCAAACCAATACTCAGGTAACCCAGACGCTACAGCATCAGCTGAAGGTACTGCTGGTAACAAAATGAGCATTCAAATCTTGAAGCAAACTGTTGAAGCAAAAACAAGACGTTTAAGTGCTAGATGGACATTTGAGTCAGCTCAAGATGCCGAAGCAATGCACGGACTTGATGTTGAAGCAGAAATTATGCAGGCACTAGCACAAGAAATCGTAGTTGAAATCGACCAAGAAATTATCGGTTCACTAAGAACTCTTGCTGGCGCAGGTACAACGTTAGACTTTAACGGTATTAGCACTGACTACAAACCAACTTACGTTGGTGACAGACATGCTTTATTGGCTGTTGAGATTAACAGAGCGGCAAACAGAATCGCGGCAAGAACAAGACGTGGCGCTGGTAACTACATCGTAGTATCACCAGAAGCACTTACTATTTTACAAAGTGCATCTACATCTACTTTTGCTAGAACAACAGAAGGTTCATTCGATGCACCTACTAACACTAAACTTGCTGGAACATTAAACGGTTCTATCAAAGTGTTTGTTGATTCATATGCGGCAGACGGTACTAAGGTACTAGTAGGTTACAAAGGTTCATCTGAGACAGATGCTCCTGCGTTCTATTGTCCTTATATCCCATTAATGAGCACAGGTCCAGTTATGGATCCTGCTACATTTGAACCAGTAGTTTCGTTCATGACTAGATATGGTTATATTGAACTTACTAACACTGCTTCATCTTTGGGTAACGCGGCAGATTACGTTGACGCAATTACATTGTCAAACGTAGCATTCCAGTAAGAATTACTTAACGGAATAAAATTAAAAGCACTTCCTTCGGGAGGTGCTTTTTTTTGAGTTTTTGACCAAAAAGATAAATACAACATATAAAGTTGAACTTTAGGCGAGACATATGACAAATAAAACAAATTTCAGTCCAGACGGTAATCTATTCGTAAAAGGCGGTGTAACATCCGAGAGTTACTTAGACGTCACAGGTAATACAACAATTGGCGGAGAAGCCGATATTGCAGGTAACTTAGTTGTTGCAGGTAGTATGGAAGTAACAGGTGATATAACATTTTTAAGCGATACACAAACGGTTAACGCGGCAAACGGGTATGTTATTAACAGCGACAGTGATGTCCCTACAGCATACTTACAAATTAATTCAGACGTTAGTAATGTTAGATTGTCATATACTACTAATGCAGTAACACTCGGCTATGCAGGAATTACAGAAGATGTAAATGTTAATGCAACAGAGTTTAATCTTTCAGACAATGTCACAATCGGTGGCACAGCAGATATAACAGGTAATACTACTTTAAGTAACCTAACAATCAACGAAGACTTGATTGTAACAGGTACTACAGACTTTGCTGAAGACTTAACAATACCGGTTAACAAACAAATAACTTTTACAGGTGCCAATACACTTACTGCTTCTAGATGGAGCGGAGTTTCTAACACAGCTGATAAATGGCACACAGCAAGAACTTTAACAACAGAATTAACAGGTGACGTTGCTGGTACAGGCAGTATTAGTATTGACGGCACAGGTGATGTAACATTAACTGTAGCAACAACGGCAGTTCAAGCAAACGCAGTACAATTAGGCGTAGATACATTTGGTAATTATGTTGCCACAGTAGAAGATTCAGGCAACGGTAGATTAGTAGTAACAAACAGCGGAACAGAAGATGCCGCAGTTATTTTAGAATTAGGTGACACGTCTGTTAATGCTAAAACATACGGACAAGCAAGTATGATACCGCAGTTTACGGTAGACCAGCAAGGTAGATTAACTAATGCATCTAATGTATCAATACAGATAGAAACAAACCAGATCACTGATTTTGTTACAGATGCTAGAAGTAATGTTAGTGCTACAACAGGACTAACTTACAACAGTACAACAGGTGTGTTTAATATTACAGACACATCAATTACAGCCGCAAGTTATGGCGGTAATGTAAGCGAAGTAAGTGCATTTGATGTAAACGCACAAGGACAACTTACTGGAGCAAATACATCTCCTATAGCAATTACGGCAAATCAAGTTACAGATTTCAATGCTAACATTAGTACATATATTCAAAACGGTACTTATGTTACAGAAGCAAACGGTGTTTTAGATGTGACAGCAGATGTTGTTACCACAGATAGAAGTGATACTTTAACAGCAGATTATACATTCACAGGTAATGTAAACTTTAGTGGCGCAAGTGTAACAGACGCCAACGTTGCACACTTAGGTGGCACAGAAACATTTACTGGTGATAAGACATTTACTGGCGCAGTTGATTTATCAGGTGCAACAGTCACAGATCCTACTGTAGTACATATTGCTGGAACAGAAACGATTACAGGCGACAAAACATTTACTGGTGCAGTTGACTTAACAGGATCAACAGTAACAGCAACGACTCAAGCAAACAGCGATACAACAACTAAAGTTGCAACAACAGAATATGTTGAAAACAGAATTGCAACAGTGTTAGGTGATGCACCGGCGGCATTAGATACTTTAGGTGAAATTGCAAATGCATTAATAGATGATAATAATATTGGTAACGTACTAACAGCCAGTATAGCGGCAACAAATGCCAATGCTATATTCAAGCAAGGTAACGTTGCAATGACAGGCGACCTAGATTTAGGCACAAACAAAATTGTAAGTTTAGTAGACCCAACAGCGGCACAAGACGGGGCCACAAAGAATTATGTTGATACATCAAATACCGATATGCAAACTTACGTCGACACAGCAAATACTAATATGCAAACTTACGTCGACACAGCAAATACTAATATGCAAAGTTATGCAGATGTTGAAAAGGTAGACAAAGACTTTACAATTGGTGCTTCTTTTTCGTTTAACTTGGGCACCAAACTTGCTAATGGACAAATAGTTAGTGCAGAAGACACTAACTTAGCCAACCCGGCTTCAGCAAATAACGAAGTATCATTTAGCAACTTAGATGATACACAGAATCTTTTCCTTAACACGATAAAGTTTGATCATCCATATGCAGTAATGCACGAAGGCGAGCAAACTGTAAGTGGAAAAATAAGTACGTTATCAGGTGATGGGACAACTACTACTATTGTAACACCTGTAGCTCATAGAGTTACAACAGGCGAGTCATACACAATTAGTAATACTAGTGATTCAGCAACACACGGCACGTTTATAGCAACTGTAGTTGATTCAACTACATTCACTGTGCTTAGTAGTTTTAATGGTTCAGCAACAGGTTCAGCAAGTTTAGTTGGATATGTAGATTCAAACGCAACAGCAGATAACCAAAAAAGACAAGGTAACTTGGCTGTACACGGAGCACTGACATTAAGTAGAGGTGAGGATGCTGGTGAAACAGAAGGCAGAAAGCAAGGACCTGGCACACTTACGTCACAGTCTAGTATATTCCATGTTAAGTCACCAGATGCGACATTTGCCTCTTCTCAGGCATTCTCGTCTAACGTACAGCAATTTCATTTTAAAGACGGATTAGGAACACCTGGCGTAGAATCTGTAATGAGTTTTTCAGGCTCAAACGTATTTGTATTAACAGGTAGCAATGATAGTGTAGACACTTACTTAGGTGCAGAAGCAACTGGTAACATTAGTTCAGTATCAGGATATGCCAACACAGAAATAGGTGTGCCAAGAGCACATTTCCAGAACTGGGGCAAGACCACTAAGTTTGTGGGTGACTTCGCTAATGTATCATTATACACAAATGTGTACGACAAGTCAACTGAAACAGACCAAGCAAATAATTCAGGTGATGGCAGTACATATACTACTGGTTCAAGACCGTTAGAAAGACTCACAGTTGATGGAGCAATCCAAGTAGGACCTAGACATACACCGGATGACTTATTAGTTAACGGTACAATGTTTTACGACAGAAACGATAACAAATTAAAAGGTGTACAGAATAACAGGGTTATTGAACTTTCGGGCGAGACTGTAAGTACAATACATCCAGGTGACGGCTCTGGTGACCAGCCATTATCACAAGCATTGAGTGGCGCAACATATTACTTGAAGCAACTATCCGGCGGCAACGGTATAAACCTAGCAAACGCTGGTTCCGATAGTTCGGATGTAATTACAATATCAACGGACGATTCGTATGTTAAAGGATTAATAAGCGGCTCTGGCAATATAAATTATAATGATTCAACTGGTACTATAAGCCAATCCTTAACAACAACAGACATTTCAGAAGGCAACAATTTATACTTTACTAACGAAAGAGTAGACGACAGAGTGGGAGCATTAATTGTTGGCGGAGCAAACATCACAGCAACATATAATGATACTGCCGGCACATTAACTTTAGATGCAGACTTAGACGGCGATGTTACAAGTGTTGTAGCAGGCGCAGGTTTAATAACAGGCGGCACATCAGGTGATGTAACATTAGACATTGGCGCAGGAACAGGTATTACTGTAAACGCAAATGACATAGCAATAACAAATTCAGGTGTTACAACCGGTACATATGGTACTGCTTCACAGACACCAACGTTCACTGTTAATGCACAAGGACAAATAACAGCGGCACAGCAACAAGCAATTAATATCACAGCATCACAAGTCAGCGACTTTAACGAAGCAGTAGAAGATAGAATAGGCAGTGGCTTTGTAGTAGGCGGCAGTAACATAACTGTAACATATAATGATGTTGCAAACTCATTTACAATTGATGCAGATAATGTAGGTGATGTCACAGCCGTTATAGCAGGTACTGGTATGACAGGCGGCGGAAGTGCAGGAGACCTTACACTTAACGTTATAGGCGGTAAAGGTATTACTGCTAGTGCAGATGAACTTGCATTAGACTTTACAGATTTCGATACAAGTGATATTACAGAAAATACAAATTTATATTATACAAATGCAAGAGCAGATGCTAGAGTAGACGCAGGATTTACTGCTAAGTCAACATCAGACTTATCGGAAGGCACAAATTTATACTATACAGATGCAAGAGCAAGAGCGGCAGTAAGTGCAACAAATGGTACTGCAGGTTATACTGAAGGCACAGGTGTGTTTAGCATACCAAATACCACAGCACATATTTCAGAAGGCACTAACCTTTATTATACAGATGCAAGAGCCAGAGGTGCTATTAGTGTAAGTGGTGATTTAAGTTATGACAGTGGCACAGGTGTAATTAGTTTCACTAATGACGCAGGTGATATTGAAGCCGTTGGTGCTGGTGACGGTTTAAGTGGAGGCGGCACAACTGGTGCAGTTTCATTAGCAGTTGATAGTACAGTTGTTAGAACATCAGGCAATCAAACTATAGCAGGCAATAAAACGTTAAGTGGATCCACACAAATAGATTCATTAAATATTGCGGGCAATTATGATTTACCAACAGCAGATGGTACTGCAAATCAGGTATTAGCAACTGATGGTTCCGGCGGAATAACTTTTAAAGATGTTACTACTATTGGCGGAACAATCACAGGTGTGACAGCTGGTGACGGTTTAACAGGCGGTGGTGTTGCAGGCACAGTAACAGTTAATGCAGTTGCCGGATACGGCATAACTGTAAATGCAGATGACATAGAAGTAAGTAATGCAGACATTAGAGCACTAATTAGTGCTAGTGGCGATATTAGTTATGACGACAGTACCGGTGTAATTAGTTTTACAGATTCAGACAGAAGTGATGCTACAATAAGAGGATTATTTAGTGCTGGTGGTGATTTAAGTTATAATGCATCAACTGGTGTATTCAGTTTCACAAATGACGCAGGTGATATAGAATCAGTAATTGCTAGTACAGGTTTAAGTGGCGGTGGAACATCAGGTGCAGTTACATTAGAATTAAGCCACCTAGGTTTAGAATCACTTACAGATCCAAATGATGACAAAATTATATTCTGGGACGACAGCAGTTCAGCAACAGGCTGGTTAGACGCAGGCACAGGTTTAAGTATCAGTGGTGCAACTATGTCAGTGAACATGGGTGACTTTAGTACTTCTGACTTATCAGAAGGTACAAACGAGTACCACACAGCGGCAAGAGTTAACGCACTAATAGACACTAGAGTTAGCACTGCATTCGTCGATGCACTAAATGTTGATGCTGATACATTAGATAATATTAACAGTGCAAGTTTCATGAGAAGTGACCAAAATGATACACATAGTGGTACTATTACTCCGAGCACAGATAATTCAATTGACTTAGGTTCAAGCTCAAAGAGATATAACGAAGTATACGCAGTAACATTCCAAGGTACAGCGAGTTCGGCACAGTTTGCGGATTTGGCAGAAAGATATGTTGCAGATGAATCTTATGCTCCTGGCACAGTTGTAGAATTTGGCGGAGCAAATGAAGTAACAGCAGTTACTAAAGAAGGTACTCCAGCAGTAGCAGGTGTTGTTTCAACAGATCCAGCATACTTAATGAATTCACAACTTGAAGGAGACACTGTTGTAGCAGTTGCTCTTAGAGGAAGAGTTCCTTGTAAAGTAATTGGACCAGTTAGAAAAGGTGACGTACTCATAGCAAGTGGCAAAAAAGGCTTAGCCAAAGCGGCTCCGTTTAGAGGATATCAAACTCCGGCGGCAAGTATTGTTGGCAAGGCTGTTTCCGAAAACTTAACACACGGCGAAGGCGTTATTGAAATAGTTGTTTAAGGTTTCAAACACTGACATTTCCTAGTTTCTCGATAAATACTGTTTATAAATAAGGCGGGAGCCTTACTTTATGACTAGACTTTCGACGGACTGTCTAGACTACATAAACGTAGAACATAAAAATAGGAAGAATACAATGGCCACAGCAATTCAATGGAGACGAGGTAACACTTCCCAAACTGCAAATTTTACAGGTTTGGTTGGTGAGATTACAGTCGATACAGATTTATCTACCGTTATTGTCCACGACGGCTCAACAAGCGGCGGACATAGGTTAGCAAAGTATTCAGAACTTTCAGCATTCGGTGATGGAGATATTACAAGTGTAGTAGCAGGTACAGGTTTATCTGGTGGTACTACTAGCGGTGACGCTACAATTAATATTGACAACACAGTTGTTGCAACGTTAACTGATTCGCAAACCTTAACAAACAAAACACTTACTAGTCCAGTTTTTAACACTGGCGTAAGCGGTTCAGCAATACTAGACGACGACACAATGAGCTCAGTAAGTGCAACAACACTTTCAAGTTCAGAAAGCATTAAAGCATACGTTGATGCACAAGTTGATACAGTAGACGATTTAAGCGAACTAACTGGTAACACAGATGGTGTTACTGAAGGTTCGAGTAACCTTTATCATACAACAGCAAGAGTTAGAGCGGCTGTTAGTGGCGGTGAAGGTATTACATATACAGAAGGTACTGGTGTAATAGAACTTACCGACCAAAACCTTATTTCAGGTGTAACAGCAGGTTCAGGTTTATCAGGTGGCGGCGCCACTGGTAACATCACTGTTGCTTTAGACTATGAAAATTTAACAGGAAATTTAATACCAAGTGCTAACGTAACATACGACTTAGGTTCAACCACAAAAATGTGGAAAGACATATATGTTGGTCCAGGCTCATTATATGTTAACGGACAAAAAGTATTAGAAGATGATGCTGGTACAATTACAGTTAGTGCAGACACTAACCAAAACGTTGCATTAGTAACTTCAGGTACAGGTGACGTTGAATTAAACGCAGGCGGAACAGGTGTAATTAACGCACAATCAGACATGTTGTTTGATTCCAGCCAAACAATTGGTGGTACAGGCGGCTTAACACTTTCAAGTAATATTAACGCAAGTAGTAACTACATTAATAACGTAGGTACTCCAGCAACTGCCGGCGATGCTACAAACAAAACGTATGTAGACGGTACATCATATATTACTGGCGGTGACGGTATTGATAACAATTCAAGCACAATCGAAGTTGATGCTACAGTTGTAAGAACAACTGGTGCTCAAACTGTTGCAGGTACTAAAACATTTAGTGATGATGTAATATTTAACGGTGACTTCACTGTTAATGGTACAACGTCAACAGTTAACACTGAAACAATTTACTTAGAAGATAACATTATTACTTTGAACTACGGTACTTCAGGCGCTCCTACAGAGAACGCAGGTCTTACAGTTGACAGAGGTACTAGTGCAGATGTAAACATACAGTGGAATGAAACAAGCGACCAGTGGGAATTTACTGTAGACGGTACTGCATATACTAAGATTGCAGAATCAACAACAGACTTATTAGAAGGTACTAATTTATACTATACAACAGCACGTTGGGATAGTAAAATGACATCAGCTACTACAGATGATTTAAGTGAAGGTTCAGGTAATCTTTATCATACCACAGCAAGAGCCAGAGCGGCTATTAGTGTTGCTGGGGACTTATCATACAACAGTTCAACAGGTGTAATTACATTTGTTAACGATGCAGGTGATATTAGTGCCGTTACAGCAGGTACAGGTTTAACAGGCGGTGGTACAACAGGTGATGTTGAATTAGCAGTTAGCCCTAGTTACATTAAAGGATTATTTAGTGCAAGTGGTGACCTATCTTACAGTGACGGTGTGTTTAGTTTTACTAATGACGCAGGCGACATTGAAAGTGTAGCCGCTGGAAATGGTTTAACAGGCGGTGGTACTACTGGTGCAGTTACATTAGCATTAAGTGATTCACACGTTTTAGGACTACTAAGCGGTGGCACAGGTATTACATATGATGATACTACTGGTGAAATTGCACTTACAGATACTGGTTACTTAACAGGTGTTACAGCAGGAAACGGTTTAACAGGTGGCGGCGCAAGTGGCACACCAACAATAGCACTAAGTGACTCGCATGTAAGAGGATTAATTAGTGCAAGTGGTGACATTTCATACAACAGCACAACTGGTGTAATTAGTTTCACTAATGACGCAGGCGATATTGAAGCCGTTGTAGCAGGTACATTGTTAGACGGTGGCGGTACCTCAGGTTCAGTTACATTGAACGTTGACCTTACAGAACTTCCAGATATGACAGCGGCAGTTGTTGGATCATCAGACGAACTAGTAATACTAGATTCAGGTGTACAAAGCAGAAAACTTATTAGTGAAATCACACTAAGCGACTTTAGTAATGACTTAGGCAACTACGGTGGTTGGACAACTAACGTTGGTGATATAACAAACGTAAGTGCTAGTACTGGTTTATCAGGTGGCGGAGCAAGTGGAAGTGTTTCACTAGCATTAAGTCACTTAGGAATTCAGGATTTAAGTGATCCAAACGACGATAGAATGATGTTCTGGGACGATAGTTCATCTGCTATGGGTTGGTTAGATGCTGGTACAGGTTTAAGTATTAGTGGTGCAACTATGTCAGTGAACATGGGTGCATTTAGCACTTCAGACGTATCTGAAGGCTCAAACCAATACCACACTAGTGCAAGAGTTAATTCACTTATTGATGCAAGAGTTACTAATTCTTATGTAGACGCATTAAATGTTGATGCTGATACATTAGATAATTTATCTAGCGGAAGTTTCATGAGAAGCGATGCGGCAGATACACATAGTGGTACTATTACTCCAAGTGCAGATAACAGCATTGATTTAGGAAGTGGTTCAAAGAGATATAACGAAGTATACGCAGTAACTTTCCAAGGTACGGCAACATCGGCAAAATATGCGGATTTGGCTGAGAAATACGAAAGCGACGAAGAACTAGAAGCAGGAACAGTTGTATGTTTCGGTGGAGAGAAAGAAATAACAGCATGTGAACAAGAAGCTCATCACGCAGTAGCAGGTGTCATTAGTACAGATCCAGCATATATGATGAACTCAGACGCAGACGGTCAGTATGTAGCATTAACAGGAAGAGTACCAACTAAGGTTACTGGTCCAGTTGCTAAAGGTGACTTGCTTGTAAGTTCAAGTGTTAAAGGTCATGCTAAAGCAGATAACAATGCACAGGCAGGTAGAATCATTGGTAAAGCAGTTGGTTCAAACGAAGCAGGTGAAGGTGTTATTGAAGTTTTAGTTAACATGATGTAAAGAATCCTTAACTACCTTAGGGACCGTGACAACAGTCACAAAAACAAAAAGGGAGCAGAAATGCTCCCTTTTTTTGTGTCAACTAAATTAGGAAACCCTGGGTAATATGTTTTCCATATGTCCAGATTTCATTATTGAGTCAAATTTTTTGAAGTAGTCAGATGCTGTGCCACGTAATGGACGAGTTAATCTGGCTACTATTCCTAATGGATTCGCCATGTTATTCTCCTAAATGTATATTAACACACATGTAAAACATGTTTGGGGTAACCTCACCTCTAATGAGGAATGTTACAACTAATCAAACTCTATGTTACAGTTGTGTTACAGAAGTATTTATACAATTGTGGATTTTTAACACAGAAAACTTGACCTAGGTCAAAGGAAATTATAAAAAAACGATAAATATAGTTACATAAATTATACATACAACACATCACACATTCTATATAAAAACAATAAACACATAGGTGGAGTAGATGGAAGACATTTTTAAGTTAATCGGCGAAGTGGGTTTACCAATTGCCGGTTCCCTCACGATGGGATTTTTTATATTTCTCATAATCAAACAAATGCTTGCCGGCATAGTCGGGCAAATAGAAACACTCACGATGTTTTGTAATAGTTTAGAAAATAGAGCAAGAACAATGAGTAATGAAATGATGAAAATTGATTTGCTTGTAAGCAGTGCATTAGACCTCAGACCAGATATAGATAGAATTGCGAGAGCAGAAAACTTTGTGGAAGATGGCAAGTTGGATGTTAGGAGAGACTAGTGGATATAGCACAACTTGTTTCAGATCACGGCTACCCAGTAGTCGCTACAGTTGGACTTGGGTACTTTATTTTTTATGTATGGAAATTTATCGGTACAGAAATTAAGCCAGCATTAGGACAAATGCATATGGCATTAATTAGAGTTATTGACCAAACCAGAATGCTTGACCAAGACATGATTAGATTACAACAAAAAGTAAATGTTGTTTTAGAATATAGAGCAAGGCAAGCCGTATTAGAAGACGCAGAAGAAAAAGAAGCATTACAAGAGTTAAAAAAACAGGAAGTTGAAAAATGAATAAGGTATTAATGATAGCGGTTGGCTATATTATGATTGCTTTTACAGCCAATGTACAAGCAGACCAACTAGTACATAAATTTAAATCTCCTAGTTTCAGCGGAGTAGGTACAGGAGCACATTACCTAACGATTGAAAATCAGGAAAAAAGTCGCAAAGACAAAATTAGAGACGACATAGAGTCAGCACTCAAGGCGGCAGAACGTGAAGAATCTAACAGCACAATAAACAAATTTATTAGAAATTTAGAAAGTAGAATATATGCACAGATATCAAAAGGATTAGTTGATAGTATGTTTTGTGATCCAGCAACAGTAGTAGAATGCACAGGTTCAGATTCAGGTGATTTTACTATTGAAGGTAACAACGTTTCATACCAGATTGTATTAAACGAAGATGGGTTAGAAGTTATGAGGTTGACTATTGTAGATCCAGATGGTTCTGTAACTGAGATTGAGATACCGATTGGTATCGGAAGTATTGGCGGCGGATAATGAAAAACTTCAGTTTGATTTTTGCCTTAGCGGCACTATTGCTAACTTCTGGGTGCGCCAGCATCGCCATTCCTGGTGATGAAATATGCAATACAAATTTTTTAGAGTGTGTGGAGGAACCTAAACAAGTAGAATTACCTACTTATAGAAAGTTGCGTTATCTTCCTCCAGCAGAAACAATGCCAGTAGTGGCAGTATACAAATTTGACGACTTAACAGGACAAAGATTAAGCACAGACGGTGCGGCTAGTTTTAGTAC